GTTGAACCTGTGTAACCATCAGGAGTTGTTTGTCCACAAGATACACATACTGGTACTTGAAGGTCAATTTCTAAGAAAATGAAACCGTTAGCATCACAAATGTTGTAGTATGAACCACCTGAGTTAGCGTTGTATGAACCAGGACCACTTGGGTAGTTTACAGTAACCATGTTACCATATTGTACAATACCTTTACCATATCTTTGAGTTACTACTCTAAATAAGTAAGGAGTTGAAGCACCAGCCGCAGTAGTTGTGTTTGATGATACACCAAAGATGTTCAAACCAGATAAGAATTCTTCAGTGTCCATAGTGTTACCGTTAGGACCAATCAATTGACCAGCACCTGCGTTAGAGAATCCACTCATAACGATGATAACTTTTCTGTAATCAGAAGAAGTGTAAGCTGAAGGTACTAATAAACCAGCCGCATCCCATGCGTAAGTTACAGTTGAAGCTGTAACAGCTGTCCACTGACCTTTAGAATAGTCAAACAATCCTGGAGGGTCTAAAGCTGCTTCATTTCCTTCATAGAACAAGTCATACAAATCTTTGTTGTAGATTGGGTTGTATGAACCTGAACCTGATTGATATCCAGCATCTTGGTCGCCAGGGTAGTTTCCAGGAGAACCTACAGGAGCGTAGTGTGAACCACTATTTCCGAAGTAACCGTTAGTTGATGTACCACCAGAATAACCTTGAATTCTTGGAACAAAGTAGAACAATTTACCGATAGGTAAGTTCATAGCTTGTACTGATACGATGTCGTTAGCTAAAAGTTTAGAGAATACTCTTCTCACGATTGGGAATACAACCGTTTCGAAAGAACCTGAATCAGTTGTTGAAGAAGCCTCGTTAATCAAGTATGAAGCTTGGTTTTCATACAATTGAGCAACGTTCTCTTTCAAGTGACCTTTTAATCCTTCCAAAAAGCCAAGTTTATCCCATTTGTTAATTGTGTCTTCTTTGATAACTTTAAGGTGTTTCAAACCAATGTTACCAACTAGACCGCTTTCTAATAATGCACCCATTTTTTTATTTTTTGTTTTTTATTTTTGTTTATTTTTATTTTGAAATTTTTGACATAATATCCTTCATTCTTAAGAATTGTGGATTTTCATATGTTTTTGATTCAATTAAGTTTTGTGATGAACCTGAAGCTGGTGATTTCTCAATTTTAGAAATCGATTCAGTTACAACACTTTGATTATTGTTTGATAACTCGTTTTTGATTGATGAGTATAAAGATTTAGATTCTTTCAAAGATTCAACATCATCAAATCTTCTTAAGATATTGATTTTCTCTTGTTTAGTTGTTGTATGTTCAGTGAACAATCTTGTAGCGTAAGCTAAGTTTGAATTGAACACAGCAACTTCGTTTAATTTTTCTCTGAAAACATTTAATGCTTTTCTATACTCTTCGTTTTTTTCTCTCAAACGAACTACTTCTTCTGAAAGTGCCGCATTTGGTCTTACTTTCATTTTAGGTAATCCTTTTCTTTCTGCGTAGTTTCTGGTACCATTTGATAAAGTTCTAGCCGCTTCTTTGGTTTCTTCTTTTTCGTAATCTTTGTAATGACCTTTTACGTCACCAGTTTTGTGACCGTCTTTACGTTTGTATTCGTCTTTTTTAGAACCCCAATTTTCTTCAACTTCACTTTCTTTGTATTCAAATTTCTTTGGTTTCAAATTCATACCAACACCTTTAGCTCTACCTTTTGGTTCGATTGATGCTTCTTTGGTTTCCATTTTCTTACCTTCTTTATATTCAAATTTTGCCGTACCAGTTTTAACGCCTTTACCCACAACAGGTTTTGTCATCATTGAACTTTCTTTAGTTTCCATTTTTTTCGCTTTGTTTGTTAATGATGATTTTTTTAACGAACCCATTTTAGGTTTGATGGTGAATTTACTTTCGTTCATTTCATCTTCGTCAGATTCTTCGTTCATTTCATCTTCGTCAGATTCTTCGTTCATTTCATCTTCATCGTCTTCTTCACCCATTACTATTTCGTAAACGTAACCTTCTTCCATCTCATCTTCATCGTCTTCTTCGTCAGCCTCTTCGTT